AAAATGCCAAAACCGTTGGCCAACTTGTAAGAAAGTATTTTACCAACAATGCCACTGATATTGGAAGCACAGGTGTGCCGGCAGTTGATGCCATGCTGATCAATATGGGCTTTAGACCTGCATGAACATCCTAGAAGGTGGCAATGTATTCAAGAATGGCCACGGTCAAGCCCTAACACAGCGTATCAATCAGACTGATGTAAAAACAACCCTGGCCTGGTTGGAAGAAATGCTTCCTGGCTTGGATTTACAAAACAATACCTTGGGATCAACCGGCATCAAAGACACATCCGGCGACCTGGATATTGCAGTTGACTCTGCACAGTTAAGCAAAGAACAGTTGGTGGCTCAACTGACTCGTTGGGCTCAAAGTCAAAATTTCAAACCGGAAGACTGGGTTAAGAAAACCGGAGCCGGCATACATTTTAAAACGCCAATCAACGGCAATCCCAACAACGGCTATGTACAAACAGACTTTATGTTTTTAAACAACATACCTTGGAGCAAGTTTATTCTGGGTGCCATGCCAGCAGACAGCAAGTACAAAGGCCGCGAACGTAATGTATTGATGAACTCAATTGCCAAAAGCATGGGTTACAAGTTGAATCAAATTGCAGGAATTGCTGACCGTGTGACCAATAAAATTATCACAGACAACCCAGACCGAGTGGCCAAGATGTTGTTGAACAATCGTGCCACACGTCAAGACTTGGCCAGTGTAGAAAATATTCTACAGGCCTTGAGTACTGACAAGCAACGTGATGCCAAACTGGCAGACTTTAAACAGCACATGGAACGTGAAGGTTTACCGTTTATGGAAAGTGAAGTTCCTGCGGTAACCGGATACACAGAAGTAAACTTCCTGGCTCGTCTACGTGATCGTATTGTTAACCAAGGCATGCAAAAATTAGTAGAAGCAGACGTGCAAGGTGGTCGTGCCAAAGGCATTGAACACCTGGAAGATTTGGTGTTCCGTAACGGCAGTGCCGGTATCAAGCGAGCCTTGGATATTGTACGTCATACTGCCGCCGACACTGGTCGTACCACCACAGTCAAATGGGATGGCAAACCAGCGTTAGTGTTTGGTCGAGACGTCAACGGAACATTTATCCTAACCGATGTATCAGGATTTACAGCCAAGGGATACAACGGCCTGTTTACAAGTCCTCGCCAGGTTAGACAGCACTTAGCCACTAGAGATGCAGATGCAGAAGCAAACGGCAAGCCTGCAACGCGGGTTCAAGAGCTTGCTCCTATCTATGATCGATTATGGCCCTTGCTAGATGCCGCAGTGCCTAAAAACTACAGAGGATTTGTTCAGGGAGACTTGCTGTACATGGCAACTCCTCCACTAAAAGCTGGAAACTATGTATTTCGACCCAACGAGATAGAATACAAAATACCAGCTGCTAGTGACATTGGTCAGCGTATTGGTGCCAGTGAAGTTGGATTGGGCATGCATACAAAATACGCAGAACCTGGCGCACCAAAAGAACCCATTGGCAACGTTAAATTTAAAACAGTTCCAGGATTGCTATTGTTAGAACCAGTATATGCCAAAGAAAATGTACGCCCAGAAACTCAAATAGTTAAACAATTACAAGGACTGTATAGATCACAAGGAGCCGCAATTGATCAATTGTTTAATCCCGCAGACCTTCGTGCCCTAAAAATTACCGATTTGCCCAAGTTGTGCATAGATTACATTAATAGTCGTGTAGGCACTAATTTTGATCAATTGATGGATCAATTTGCAACTTGGTTATATGATAATACAACCGCATCAAAATTTAAAAATATTACAGAATATCTACAAAGTCCACGCAGTAACATTGTGGGCATGACTGCTGCATTTGAAGCTTGGGAATTATTACACCTGATCAAGATGGATTTACTAGGGCAATTGGATCTACAACATCCAGGTCAAGAAGGCTGGGTAATGGCCACCGATGCTGGCATAGCCAAGGCTGTAAACCGCTTAGCCGGCGGATTTACAGCGGCAAATCGCGCCTTAAACAACCCTAAACAACCCGCCTAACTCCTGATTTTTACCAAAAGGTATAAATAAAAGTAGGCCCATTGAGGCCATATATTAAGGAGATTTAAAAATGGCTTATATTACTAAAGTTTCTGGTGGATCACAACCAGTATTCAACCTAGACGTATTGAACGGTTCAATTGCACAAACAGCTAACATTGCTCAACAGGGTCCTTTTAACCCAGCTGGTCCTAAGTTAGACTTCTACACTTTCACAGCCAATGCTGCTATCGGTGCACAAGGTGGTGTAAATCAGTTTGTTTCTAACGTGTTACAAGCACTTCAGCAAACAACTACTGTGGCTATCGCTCAAGTTACCACAGGTACAACACTTGCAGTTGCTACATACCCAACAGGCGCATTTGCTAACGTTGCTTTGGCTTTGGCCGCTGCACAATCTGCAAACGGCACAATCGGTATCAGTAGTGCTACTGGCACAGCTGCATTCACAAACTACGCTGACTTATAATCAGTTGATTTTGTAATCACACTAAACCTGCCTAGGCAGGTTTTTTGTTGACTTTTTTTAACGCCTTAAATACTAGCATGATGGTCAGCAAAATTACAGAATTAACAGTGTTTGAAAGTCCCGACGGTGGCCGTACAGTGTATGCTAGAAAACCTGGTACTACCACTCGAGAATTGCATTGGCAGGATCCTAATCTACAGCATGAACTCAAAGAACTTGAAAGTCAAAAACGTTGGGTAGATATTTTTCAAGCCCGGCGAGATAACACAGAGCTCAATGATCTGTGTGAAAAAGTAGAACTACTATATGAATTACAAAGGAAGACAGAATGAAATTTGCCTGTCAGACCTTGTTTGATATTACAGCCACTGGTGTCACCGGCCACTGTAAAACAACTCGTATGCCATTTCAGGATCGTGCCGGACAAACAATACATGATGTAGAATCCTGGAATCGTAGTCGTAACCAACAACGCAACTGGGAAACACTTACACAAATTTTAAGTTTACGAACACAGTTGTTTGATCTGTCAGAGCCCATAGCAGATCAATCAGGCACACGTTGGATGTTTGAATTTGAAACAGAGTCAGAAGGCATATATGGTCCAGAATCTGATCCGGTGTCGGTGTTGCGATCAGATGCCGCTGGTGTTCCAATGTTACTTGACCTCAATAACGATCCTGATATTGCTACAGTTTTGGTCACAGATGGCGCTCGTCAGAATATTTGGTTTGCACCTATCTACATAAATACTTAATAGGGTCAGCTCCAGAGCTACCCGCAAAAATAGAAAAAATATAATGATCGAAGCCACAGAAATCGAAAAGAAAAGCCTAGAGGCCCACGTGGAACTGTGTGCTGAACGCTACAATGCGTTAGAAGATAAAATGACAGCCATGAGTATAAACATTGCACATCTTTGCGACATGGTCGCAGAAGTCAAAGACAGTGTAAGTAAAATGGGTGAAAAAAATACAGACAGATTAATCACCTGGGGTATTGGTATTATTGGGTTTTTATCTGCATCAACCATCTACCTTATATCACACTACATTCTTAAATGAAACCCGACCAAGAGTTTGAACGCCTGTTTAGGCAAGAATTTAAAAATATTTTGCCCAACGTAATTTTAAAAAATGACAATGGAGTATATGAAGTATTTGGGCATTATCGCATACAGCCAGATCGCCTGGGATACAGAGTATTTTGTGGTGCCACGGACGTGGGAGTTTTTGCCCATACTAGAACAGCACTCAGCTGGTGTATAGCCGACAAACACCGTGCGTACAACACCGGTCGTGAACTCCTGCTTACAGACAATAAATTAGCCGCATTAACGCAAGACATTAATGTTAGAGCTGCAATTGGAGACCGTAGTAAAAACCCTGTGTTAAGGGAAACTATTTTAACCAAGTTAGAAAGTAAAATTATCCAGAAAAAACTGCTGGAAAATCAACTAACCAATTGTGTGAACTGGGCTAAATATATTCAACAAAGAGGATTTGATAATGAAACTGCAAGAACTGGCCGTAGCCAACCCAATAAAACAAGCCGCTAAGGTTTTTGAAAGCTACTTTGGTAAACGTGTTGATTTTAACACAGTTTCGCCAGGTCAAGCTCGTAATATGCTAAAGCGTGTTCGTAATTTAATTGCTGAACATCGTCGCACTCCAGAATTTCACAGCAGTGAACGCAATCCTGCTTATTTAAAATTGGTCATGATGGAACAGGCCCTGGCCGCTACTGCAACTGCCCCGGTTGGTGATGTTGCCGCTCCTGGCGCAAACCCTGCCGCTACAGCAGGTATGCAAGCCGCCCAGATTCAACAAAAACGTAAACAATTACAAGACCAGCTCAAGGCCGCGCAGATGCAAGTGGCTAACATACAGAAACAAATTGCTAATCCTACCATGGCCATGGCTGAAAGTAAGATTGCTCGCCGCCTACGTGAAGCCAGCGAAATTCAACAAGCTCAGGTTGTCCTGGCCGCACAAGACATGGTGGACCAAGTTCAAAAGATGAGTGAACAGGTCAGTGCCATGCAGTTCAAAGACTTGCCGGCCCTGGTTGATCAAATCAAGAACGAAGTTGGTGTTGACCAGGCCACTCAGTTCAACGGTGACGCAAGTGCTGCATTAAGTGGCCTACTACAAAATCTTGGCGGCGCCAAGCAACAGTTAGAAGCCTCTCTTGGTATAGTAACTGGTCAAGCTCCTCAAGTGCCAGGCGACGACATGGGCATGCCAGCACCGGGTCAAGAAGAAGTTGGTATTGATGCCGAAGTTCCAACACCCGACGGCGAAGAAGATATTGACGCTGAAATGGATGCCAACGTTGCCTCTGCTGGTCTGGGCCGTGAACGTAGATAATGTTGATTCGAGAAGTAGCTGAACTCAACAGCGGCCCCGATACAAAAAAACTGGCTGCCTTAAGCCAGTTTTTGCTTGGACGTAGCGAAGATGAATCAGCAACAAAACAAATTAGTCAACAGGCATTTATTGATGCTGCTAAAAGCCTGGGTGTAAATGTTACCTTGGATAATTTAGGCGAGTTGATTAGTCAAGAGCCATTGAGCAACATATTAGACCCACTGGAACCTAATTCAGGAGTGGTTAGATTCAAAGGTAATACTGAGGCAGAAACCGACATGAGTGTAGATCAAGCTCGCGCAGTGGTTGACTCCAACGCCAAAGCCGCAATGAAACGTCGTCAATAACTTAGCACCATCGCTCAACTGCTTTAAATACAATCTGTGAAAAAACATCTATTCTCAAAAATTGAGTTCTATATAACTAATGTTTGCAACCTAACCTGCGAAGGTTGCAATCGTTTCAACAACTATTCATTTGCTGGATGGCAACGTTGGTCAGACTACGAAGCTGACTATGAAAAATGGGCCGAATACGTAGATATTGATCGGATAGTTATCTTGGGTGGTGAACCATTGCTCAATCCAGACATACTGGATTGGGTTTATGGAATCAATCGCATATTCAAACGCAATGTACAGATACTGTCAAACGGCACACGCTTAAACAACGTAAAAGGTCTTTACCAAGCCCTACAGGCCAACGGCAATTGGATGGGCATCAGCTGGCACAATCCCAATACCATTGATGAATTTGAAGCCGAAGTTCACAAGTTTCTTCAAGGCAAAATTACACGATTAGAAAAAGATGATCCTCGTAACGATTTTGGCGCTCATGTTGTATGGATAGATGAAAACAAAGTTGCTATTCCATTATGGATACAATATGATTTTTACGATAGTGCAATACAGCGTGATCATACAGGCAAGTTTACACTCCACAACAGTAGGCCGCAGGTGGCTCACAACAGTTGCGGATTCCGCATACATAAAAACTATCATTTTATAAAAGGTCGGCTGTATAAATGTGGACCGGCTGCGCTATTTCCAGATTTTGATCAACAACATAAATTTGATATTTCTGATTCTGATAGAGCAATATTAAATTCCTATCAACCTTTATCCCCATATGAATATGCAGAACGAGGCGCAGAGTTTTTGGCCACAATCGACAACCAACTGGCAATGTGTAAGTTTTGCCCAGAAAGTTTGGACTATAAAAATAGATTGTTTGCTGTCAGCAAAAAAGAAGCTCGAAAACAATACACCCTGGACCCGGTTTAGTCAAAAAGGTTGTAAATACAACACTTGCATGTTATAATGTAGGATAGGAGATACAAATGGCTTATTCAGATAAAGTAATAGATCACTATGAAAATCCACGCAATGTAGGTAAAATGGAAATAGACGACAGCGTGGGTACTGGTATGGTCGGTGCACCGGCTTGTGGTGATGTCATGAAACTACAAATAAAGGTCCAAGATGGAATTATCACAGACGCTAAATTTAAAACTTACGGTTGCGGATCGGCGATTGCTAGCAGTTCGCTCGTTACCGAATGGGTCAAAGGCAAAACGCTTGACCAAGCAAGCGAGATTAAGAACTCGGCAATTGCGGAAGAGCTTGCCCTGCCGCCTGTCAAGATCCACTGCTCGATACTTGCTGAAGATGCTATCAAGGCCGCAGTAGCGGATTATAAAAGTAAACACTAATGATATCAGTAACTGAAATAGCCTCTAAGAAAATTGTGGCCAATTTAATCAAACGTGGACAAGGACTAGGCATTCGTCTGGGTGTACGGACCACTGGTTGCAGTGGGCTTGCTTATGTGTTAGAATACATTGACTCAATCAATCCAGAAGATATTGCTGTTGAACAGGACGGATTTGTTGTTGTGGTTGATCCCAAAAGTTCGGCATACTTAAATGGGCTAGAAGTAGATTATGTACGCCAAGGTCTCAATGAGGGCTTTGAATTCAACAATCCCATAGAAAAAGACCGTTGCGGATGCGGAGAAAGTTTTAGAGTTTGATTGACGCTTATAGTATTTTTCGTGGCCGCGAGCGTATAAAATGGTGGGACATATATAACTATCGTACAATCGACTGGAGCTACAACGGACTCCATGAGTATGTTAAAGATCGTCGGCCTACATTTATAGATGCTACAACCGATCCCTTTCCAGAAAAAGAATTAGTTTCTTTGGTTACTAAACATCAACTACATGACATAGCACCTATTTTAGTTCCTGACTTTGATCTAGCACAACGCTATCGCCATTTAAATTTTTTATTCTATCCATTGTGGCTGGTAGCAGCTATACAAAAACAACAAACCAACCCTTGTCAAATTGTAGAGCAACGAAATAAAAAACTTAGTTGTTTAAATCGCCAACCGAGATTGCACAGATTTTTAACCTATTATGAACTGTCCAAACAATCTTGGTTTGATGAAGTGTTTATTAGTTTTGCCGGACTCAATGACCTGCTGGGCGGCAGTGGTGATGTGGAAACTATAACCCGACTGTACGCTTTAGGAACTAATGTTAAAGAATATTTTACAATGCACTTGAAAGACTTTCCACGCACCAGCGAACTAAACTATGACTGGGAAAATTGTCATAACCCGGGTTCTCCTGCTTACACGTCGTGTTGGGCTAATTTGGCTACAGAAACGTCGGTGCATACATTTTGTGTAACAGAAAAAACTACTAAACCGCTAACATCAGGCTCATTACTGTTTCCAGTGTCTAGTCAAGGCTTCTTGAAAGGACTAGAAGCAATGGGATTTGATTTAAATTTCAAAGGGATTAACTATGCATTTGATCATGAACCACGGTGGACTGATAGAGTAAAGCAGTGCGTTGATGAAATCAACAGAGTGTATAACAACTTACCAGATATTTGGGCAACTAATCGGAGTTGCCTGCAATACAACAATAAGCATTTCCTTTCCGATCAATTATTAAAATATTGCCTACAGGATATAAAAGACTATGTATAATCCAAAATTTAACTATCATGAATTGTTACGCACAAGCGAAGAAGGTAAACGTTTATATTCTACTCCAGATGGTAGTCGAGTGCCTAGTGTGACAACTATATTAGATAAAACTAAACCCGAAGAATCACGAGCCGCTTTAGAGCAATGGCGCAAAAACGTAGGACATGCAAAAGCACAACAGATTACTACAGAAGCTGCCAATCGCGGAACTAGGATGCACACTTACTTAGAACATTATGTAAAAAATAATGAACTAAAGGATCGTGGCACAAACCCATTTGGTTGGGCAAGTCACGCAATGGCACAAACAGTTATTGAGGATGGACTTGTAAATGTTGATGAGTTTTGGGGTGTAGAGATTCCCTTATACTTTCCTAAACTATACGCCGGGACCACAGACTGTGTGGGCATACATAAAAAAGATGAAAGTATCTTGGACTTTAAACAGACCAACAAACCTAAACAAGAATCATGGATCACTGACTACTACCTACAGTTAGTGGCTTATGCCCTGGCACACAACGAAGTCTACGGCACTAACATTCGCAAAGGTGTAGTTTTAATGTGCGTAAAACCGCCTACAGATGAAATGGGTCGGCCGCTAGCCCG